GTAAATTAAAAAAAACTGGCACTATTGAAGGTTTAAATGGTTGTTGGTATGCACCAAATACTAATGCAACTAATTTATATAATTTTGATAGTATGCCTTCAGGATATAGACGCGCAACAACTGGTGTTTTTGATTATTTAGGTTATCAAGCAAGCTATTGGACTTCTACGATAAACTTTGAGCCAAATGCGTTTTTTGTTTCTACACGTCAAATTCATGGAAATATGCTTACTACTAGTACAGACTATAAATTTGGTTTTTCTATTCGATTAGTTAGAAATGCAACAACTAGTGAATTGCTGTTAACTGATGGGACTAATTCAGTTGATAATCCAACTATGTTACAATCATATATCGGTAACGATGGAAAGATATATAAAACTACTAAGATAGGAACGCAAATATGGCTGTCTCAAGATTTATTAGAAACAAAATTTAATGATTTATCAAATATAACTGAAGTAGCGAATAGTGGTACATGGTCTGGATTAACAACAGCAGCTAGAAGTGCTTATACTGGATATGATAATAGTTTAACAAGTTGCGCTCAAACAACTACTCAGAACGTTATAACACAGCAAATATTAAATACTACGGCGGGAGATTATTATGACACTATTACTATTACTATCAATCCAGCATTAAAGGAAGGACATACATATAAGGCTGTACTTTTTTACAATACTATCGATAAATACACTTGGAAGGGTAAAATCTTTTGCACTGCTCAAATTACTACTTCATTAGGTTTTGAAGACGTGAGAGATTACAGCGTAAATGATGGAAGATATACAGAAAATACAACAACAAATCAATTTATATTAAATGACTAGTAACCACGTTATAGAATTATCTGCATATACATCGCCAATAGTTACGGAAGATAAGCGTAATGAATGGGTAAACTATGGGGAAGATAATAATTACTTTCAATTCTTAATTGATAGATATTCCAATAGTGCTACACACAGTGCTGTTGTGAATAATATTAGTAGATTGATTTACGGAAAAGGTTTGAGTGCATTAGATGCGTCTAAAAAGCCAAATGACTACGCTCAAATGTTGACTCTATTTACGGCAAATGATTTGCGTAGAGTTATACAAGACTTGTATTTATTAGGTCAGGGTGCATTCCAAGTACATTACGATAAAGGACATAAGAATGTTGTTAAGGTTTATCACATTCCTGTACAGTTATTAAGACCTGAGAAGTGTGATGAGGACGGAAATATTGTAGGATATTACTATTCTGACAATTGGGAAGATCCTAAAAAGTTTGTACCTAAAAGATTTGATGCATTTGGTGAGGGTAAATCAGAGATTGAGATATTAATGATACAGCCTTATTCTGTCGGTACTAAATATTTCAGTCGTGTTGACTATCAAGGTGCTTTAGAATATACTGTATTAGAAGAGAAAATCAGTGAGTACCTTATTAATGAAGTTACAAATGGATTCAGTCCAACTACTATTGTAAACTTTAACAACGGAACACCTACAGATGAGCAGAAAGATGAAATTGCAAGAAGTGTTATAAGTAAATTAACAGGTTCAACAGGCAAGAAAATTGTAGTATCATTCAATGAAGATGAAAATAAAAAGACTACGATCGATAGCGTACCACTTCAAGATGCGGCAGACCATTACCAATATTTGTCAGACGAGTGCAGAAGTAAGATTTTAACAGGTCACTGTGTAACATCACCGCTTATATTTGGTATTGCTACAACTACAGGATTCAGTGCAAATGCAGATGAATTAAAGAATAGTGTGATACTATTTGATAATATGGTGATAAGACCAAAACAAGAAATATTATTAGAAGCGTTAGATAGTATCTTAGCATTTAATGGTATATCATTAAAATTATTTTTTAAGACTTTACAGCCTTTAGAATTTGTAGACTTATCTAACGCACAATCTACTGAACAAGTTAAAGAAGAAACAGGTGTTGAAATGAGTGCTGAAAAGTCAGAACTTGAAATTTTACTAGATGAATTCGGTGAGGTTTTAGATGATAACTATGTATTAATAGATGAAAGAGAAGTAGACTACGACAATGAAGATATTTTAAATAATCATTTACAAGAATTAGAAAGTAATCTATCTACTACTAAACTATCTTTAATTGATAAAATATTGAATTTTGTATCTAGTGGTGTAGCAAGACCTACAGCAATTTCTGCACAAGATAAGATAGTTAAAGGTACTATGTTTAAGGTACGTTATAAATATACAGGTAATCCTAATCCGCAAAGAGAGTTTTGTCGAATAATGATGAATTCTAAAAAGGTATATCGTAAAGAAGATATAGATAGAATGAGTAAAAGTGTAGTTAATAAAGGTTTTGGAGAATTCGGTGCAGATACATACGATATTTTTAGATTCAAGGGAGGCCCGCGATGTAAACATTCATTTAAAAGATTAACTTTTATGTTAAATGATAAAGATACATTTGAGCAAATAGGGACTAGAGCAGCTGAGATAAGAGGGTATAAAGTCACTAATCCTTATGAAGTTTCTGTATATCCTAACAACTTACCTTTAAAAGGGTTTAGTCCAAGAAATGAAAATTTACCATCAGACGTTAAATAATTATGGCAGAAGCATTATTAATAGGGAAAGCAGATTTGCAAGCGTACACAGCATTAAATGGTAATGTTGATACGGATAAGGTAATACCCTTCATAAAAATCGCACAGGATATTTGGCTGTTGCAATACGTAGGTTCTGATTTATTGACTAAGATTAAGTCAGATATTACAGCAAGTACATTGAGTGGTAACTACGCAACGCTTGTAAACACGTATTTAAAACCGATGTTGATCCATTTTACGATGGTTGAGTATTTACCATTCGCAGCCTATTCAATTTCTAATAAAGGACTATATAAACATAGTTCTGAGAATGCTGAAATTGTAAGTAAAGAGGAGGTTGATTATTTGATTGAGAAAGAAAAACGTATTGCTGAAAATTACGCACAAAGATTCTTAGATTACATGGTTGTAAATCAATCGCTATTTAACGAATATTTAACAAACGGAAGTGGTGATGTATTCCCACAACATGGCAATTATTTATCAAATTGGTATTTATGAAGAAAGAGGTATACAAGCCTAAACAAAACAATATTATTAAATTGGAGTTATATCTTAAGAAGATAGAAAAAGATGGCAGACAAAAAGATAAGCGAGGTAACACCGAAAGCAGCACAGTTACAAGATGATGACTTGTTGATTATCTCTGACTACAACGGAGCTACATACGACACTAAGTCAGTTACAGGTGCTAATATAAGACCATTTACAACTATAATGTTTAATTTGTCTCAAGCTGGCACATCTGCTCCGACTAAGAATTTTAGTTACGAAACAGAAGTTACTCAAACATTTACATTAGCACGTACTAGTGCCGGTCAATATACGTTAACAGCATCTAGTGCATTGTTTACATTAAATAAAACATTCGCTTTTATAACTCCTGGTGGATCTTCAGCAGGGATTTCTTATGGGGTAATTAGAAATAGTACAACACAGCTTTCTTTTTACTCTTCTAATTCAGGTGGATATATAGATGGAGTGTTAGATTTAGCAAATTTAGAAATTAAAATAATAAAATAGATATGAGCTTACCAAATTTAGATAGATTAGTTGCTACGAAAGGAACTAAATTAGTGAATGACACAACGGAAGTAACTGCTACAATTGCGGGTATTTTTGTATTAGAAGACACGGTGTTTAACGCTATTAAAGTTGCTGGTTCAGATGTTAAAGCAACATATATTACAACTCCTGCAACTGCCGTTAAAGCTGGTGCATTGATTACAGGCCAAGGTGTATTATTTAGCGGTGTTGACTTAACAAGTGGTTCGGTTAATCTTATTCTAGGGTAGTATGATGTATGGCTACGGAATACTAAACAATCATGTTCCAACGTTAAAGGCTACTGTTATGAAGGGGGGTGCTGCTTTAAGCCCATTCCTTACTAGTTTATACGCCGTATATAAAGGCGAGTCAAATGCAAACGATTCACTAGGTGTTTACAACGGAACGGCTCAAGGTGGATTGACTTATGGAGCAGGCAAGAGTGGAAATGCTTTTACATTTAATGGGACAAATAGCTATGTAGAGCTTCCAAGTAATTCAATAAATTTTTCAGGAAGTAGTTTCTCCGTATCATTTTGGGTTTACCTTACAAATATAAATTCTGCAAACTACGCATTAGTTTCTAACTATGCTAATATAGGCGTAAATAAAGGATGGATAGTAGGTTCACTTACTACTGGTAAATTGTATTTTGGAATATACAACCCCGCAATTCAAGAAACAGTAACAACAGCTACAATATCTATTAATACATGGTATCATGTTACCTGTGTGCATACATTAAGTCAACCAACTAAAACATATATAAATGGTGTTTTAGATTCAACATCGTTGACTTCTTATAATCCATCGCTAGCCGTAACACATTATCCAACTATCGGAGCATCTAAATTTAATGCTGTTTCTGTGCAACAATATATGCCAAATGGAAGTAAAATAGACGAAATAAATTTTCACAACAGAATATTAACATCAACAGAAATAACAGATTTATACAATAGTGGAACAGGTAAGTTCTACCCAACATATTAAATTATGAAAGTAAGACAATTAACATTAGAACAAAAGAATATCCTTGTAGGTAAGATATGGGGCTTCCAAGGTCAATTATTTAATCCTCAAATTGATGCAGATGGTAAGTGGTTCATCTCAAATGAAGAGGTGAACGGTTGTACTTTGCAACAAGCTGAATCTATTCCTTGTGACGCATGGTTATTGACATTACCTGAGATTGATTATAATCCTGTAGTAACTGAAAGACCGTTCTAATGCAAGAAATAAGTAGTATATTAAATTCTAAGTTATCACCGATTATGATATTTATATTGGTGGTATTAGTAGTTGTGTTATATTACTTTCATAAACCTATATCGACATGGTTTACTTCATTAATTAAGCGTAAAGAGAAAATACAAGATATTAAGTCATTAAAGAGTCATGATATATTTTCAACTTTGCAACGTGTAAAACAAGAAGCAATGTTTCTTAAATTTTTCTCTCATGGAAAATATGACGAAACTAAATCTAGAATGTCTGCGGATTTTGTGAGATTTAAGAGCGATGTTTGTTATGATAAATTTCAATCGTTTTTAGATAATGATT